TCCAATATCGCATCAATTGACGATTCTCTTACTGTTTCAACTATCTCGCTTGGTATATTGGTTTTCACCCATTTAACGAATTCTTTATCATTCTTGACTATCCACTTAAATTTAGGCTTGCTGGTATTTACATAGGCAATAACATCATCACCATACTCAGCCTTGACCCTATCTGCACCTATCTTGTCCATCTCGGTCTGTAAGGCCGCTCTTAGCCTATCCTTGGCCTTCTTAGCCTCATCAGCTATTAGGCTTACTGCCGCTAGTTCCAGACTCAGTTCCTTGATTCCCATTCCTGCGCTCCCTTTCATTGGCTCTTCTTAATCTTGTCTCAAGTGATGCCAAGTTGATACCACAATCCTTGGCAATAAACTCCTTATCAAATCCCCACTCCATCAGCTGACGGATATATCTAATAGAGTGGGATTTGCCTACTTGTCCTTCCCTGCCCATCCATCCCCCTTGAAAATTGCTGGCGTTGGATGCCAGACGCGCCACATAGGCACATTGCAATTATCGCAGGTTACTTCATATTTCTGGACTATTGATGCAACTAGCTCTCGAGTGTTATCGCATTTATCGCATCTGTATTCATAGATTGGCATTGTAGGGCCTTTCCAGCGTTTCATTGCCATTCCAGTAGCGTTCTGATATTGATTCCAAGCCAGCAGCTAATCGGCATATTCGACACTTTGCTGCCTTCATCTTCCATTTACCACATTGGTCGCATCGGACAATATCGTCCTCTTTGGCCGTTACGCGATCTGCTGGGTAGATGATTCTTTGCATAAAACACCTTTGGCACTCAACTAGCCAGACTTCCTCAGGTGCTTCAGCAATATCTGTTGAGTCGTATTTATGCAGCTCAATATGCGGAGTAACTAGCTTGCAATTTGAGCAGATAAATGGATGAGCATCACTTCGCATCGACATTACTCTCTAAGGCCGCCAAAATAGATTCTGGACTCTCTTTGTAAGCCTTTATGGTGCTAGTGCTCATTTCAATTTGTCCCAACATAAATGATGGCAAGTGTAAATCTGGGTAATCGCTCCATCGTTCCAAGACATCGATCCATAGAACTTGCCATTGCGTTAGCGTTACGCCATTCAACATTGCTAATTTCTTTACAAATTCAATAGATATCATTTCTGAAACACCCAATGCCCATCTGAACCGATTCTCATCCACTTAGCAGGATGACCAGACTTAGGAGTTGGACATACCCAGCCCCTATATTCCTTGCCTTCCTTTGTGCCAGTTTTTAGCACCATTGGCCCATCGCCACCAGAGCAAAGCGGTATCTCATCAATTATTTCAGCACCTAATTGATTTGCTATCTCGCTTACATCCCAGACAATTGGCTCAGGATCATTAGGCCTTTGCTCTTTTATGAATTCAGCAAGCGCTGGCTTAGTCGTTTCAATTGCCTTCTTTGGGCTTTGTTTAGTCTTAGCGAAGTATCCAGCGAGGTTAAGTGCGCGTCCCAGCGATCCAGTTTCCGCAAGTTCGAGTGCATATTGCTTTGACTTAGACTCAGAGGATAAACCTGTAGTCCAAGGGTGTGCGTCAGCTTCAGTGCGATATAGCTCAGTTTTAATAATATAGACATCGCAATTAGCGACAAGCGACTCTGCCAATATATGCGTTTTAATTCGATAGTCCGGATAAGCATTTATAAACTCCTTTAATCGGTCTTGCACACTTACATAATCATCAAGGTAATTCGACATTTAACTTCTCTCTCCCTGCGAAATCATTTATCGCATTTTCTAACTGTTCTTTCAATGAATAAAATGTGCCATCTGGCCAGTTCTGTGCTTCGTCGGCGCAAGGCTGGCAATAGAACCTGACCTGTGCTTTGCGAAGCGGTGTCTCGCTTTGGACTTTCCAAACTGCTGGCGTCATTGCTCTTAAATCCCAGCCGTTCTTATTTGCTCCCCAGCGATATTTGCAGTAATCGCAGTATTGATTTTGATTATGGTTGCGAGTCAGACTCAATGTCGTCCCAATCTTCTGGAGTAGAAAATCTGCATCGACCCAAGATAGCGGCGTATCCAATGAGATCGAGATACGAATCCTCGCGCTCTGGACTTTCCACCATTCTTGAGAGTTTTGTTGCAATAGCAATAAGTGCCAATTCAGATGGGTCTCTGAGCTGAATACCCAGTGCTCTCGCGATTTTGTAAATGCGTAGAAAATTGTGCCTCGGGTCGCCATACTCAATCCCTCGGTCGAATAAGGTAGCACCAGCTTCTTCAAGCCATTCACTTAACGATTTCTGTGTATCGGACACTTGACCTGCCTCTCTTATAGCCTTCATTAAAAGCTTTGGCTTTGGCTGAAGTAAATAAACTCCAGATATAAAGGCCGATAAATGGAACTCCAATAATTATTCCTACTACTGCTTCATCAGATAAATTAGGCAACATCTGCGCTCACCCCATATTTATCTAACCAATATGCAGATATTTCAGCCTTTGATAGACGGCCTCTCAGCTGCTTCTTGCCCATTCGCTCTTTAGCGAATCGCCTGATTATTGATCCCTTAACCCAATTTGTCTCATCAGTCCAAGCCCCTGCTTGAGAATCAAATCGAATAAGAGCTACTTTATTTATCATTTTGCTCCCGTTCTGTAATCCCTAAATGGATTTACGGGATAAATCTATTTGATTAAATCTATTTAGACAAGCAATAATTCGGCGTGGCGAATATCAAGATAGCCAGCCAGTCTTTCGTTAGTGGCTTTGTTGGCAAAATCGGTAGTTATGGGCAACCGCTTTAATACCCATTCAGGCTCGATTAGAGCCCCTAAATCGAACTGGTATATCCCTTTAGGTGTCGAGTTAATATAAAGGGTCTTAGCGCCCGTCCTAGCCCTTATATCGGCCAGATAATCCCACTTCTTCTTCTCAATCAGCAAAGTATCGTAATGAGTTCTACGGCACTTAAGCTCGATATAGGAATTGTGGGTAATGCCATCTGCTCGGTCGGTCGCTGATAAAGGCGTCAAGTCTGGATAAAGCGACTTGAGAGCCTCAAAGAGCTCAACCTCTCGAAAGTAGATTAGTTGTCCTCTTCTCCATCTTCCCAACCAATCTTCTTAATTGGGTCATCGGCAGGGACTATCCAATCGGGATAAGAGCTGCGATCCATAGCAAAGGCCAGAGCTGTGCCTTCATCCATCCCTGCTCTGCGACAAGCTTTATAAACTTCATTGGCAGCAATAGCCCAGAAATCAAGCTTTGTTAATGGGGTTTCTTTAGTAGTGCGCCGTCTCTTAGGTCGCTTCTTACTTACGCGCTTTCGCGTTGCCATTTCTGACCCCTTTCGCTAGGGCCAATTCTAGCTGAGACTCCATTTTATCAAGGCGCGACACTATTGGAATATTCTCCAATTTAATTATGTAGCGAAGGCCAGCAATCAGTAGGGCAATAGATCCCAATACTGAGGCAACTAAGGTGGCCAAGTCAGCCGCTGGCATTACTTAACTCTGCCGTATCTTTCGTAGTTAGGGTTTAGCCAATTGATGATGCTAGGCAAGACTGATACGAGAGCTGCATTGGCAATTGCATCGACATCTAAGCCGACTGCTAGATAGGTCGCTAGCGCTGTCGCTAGGAATGTCTTTGCCCAGCTCTCTGCCATTTTCTTTAGGTCGCTCATTAGCTTCTCCTTCGAGGTTGAAATAACTGCCATCTTTGTCTCCCAAAGTTGTAAATGAAATGTGGAAATGTGAGCGGTGTGGATTAGCGCCTTTGTAAGTTCTGCGCTTCCATCCCAGTATTGGACTCATAATCTTTCCATCGTAGATTATGTATTTAATTCGCTTATCGCCCTTTTTAGCTAACTTGCGAATCTTCTCAACTAACGCGTAAGCCTCTTCTTTGTGAGCTGATAAATCAGCATCAATATCTAAAGCTCTAACGATTCCTGAGTTAGCGTCTGGTATATGGTCAGAAGTGCCTTTTGCAAGATGCCTAGCGTCAGCAATCCAGCCATCAGACTTCCTATCGCGATCAGGATAATCGTCATCTATCTGCTCCCGAAGTTGAATTCCTGCTGCGCAAAGTCTGGCCATTATGAGAAAAGGAGTTTTGCTTCTTCTTCGGTAATGCCAAGTTTTTCAAGCAAAGTGGCTTTCTCCTTAGCTTTTGTCTCAAACTCAATTTTTCTTTGTTCAGCCTTTATTTCGGCAGCCATTAACTCATCTAATTCATTTTGACTATATGGTTCTACAATTTCTTCACCAGTTAGCGCGTCAATTTTTTTGTGTAAATAGGTCATTTTTTTACGCTCCATAAACATATAAAGTGCCGCCGGTCCAAGTTCCTGAACCTCTAAAAACTGTTAATTCTGTTATCGCTGCTGTGCCATTGAAATTGCCGTATCCGACAAAAGTTCCGCTTGATGAATCAGTAGTTGAACCGCCAACGAAACTAACTTGTTTTGTGCTGGTTGATTTTCCGTTAAAAAGGTTCATCCAAAAACCACCATTTCCGCTATCGGTAACATCGAAAGCGGTTAGAGCACCTTTATAACTTGTAAAATTATTACTTGTTGCGCCTTGATTGCCTAAAAGAAACGCTTGGTCGTAATCAGCAGCTGTTGATGAGTTGTTGAATCTAACTCTAATATCTGAGAAAGTTGAAGCGCTTGTTTGGCCATCAACCCATAAAATTAATTTATTGTAAGTTAAAGATGAAATAGTAATTGTAGATAAACCAGATAATGCGCTTGATGTAACGGTTGTCCAAGTATCTGCGCCACCAGCAGGAGTTGCCCAACTTGGAACTCCAGCTGCGACTGTTAATACTTGTCCCGTTGTTCCAATGGCTAATCTAGTATTAGTGTTGGCAGTCGCTGAACGATACTCAATATCGCCAAGAGTTGTCGATGGATTTAGATTTTTTGTGGTGGTATCAACTGATGATCCAAGTGTGCGAATGGCAGCTGCGCCATCTTTAACCAGACTTGTATCATCGGGCGTTGTCCAGCCATAGTTCGTTGTGGTTGCCATTTAGTCTCCTATGCAACTATTGTAGCGTTGAGCCAGTCCAAAGTCGGGCTTATTGTATTCCAAGTCTCAGTTACTGGAACTGAGTTCCATCTAAACGCCTGAAGGCTAAAAGCGATAGGCGATACATTTAGAGTTAGGTTGAGCTGATTAAGGCTGGCAGTCCAAGTCCATCCTTCGACAAATCCTTGAAATTCGCCACCAACCATATTGGCTGGAAGATTGACGATATTAAGCGGTTGGCCCATAAATACGCCAAGCAGGTTATCTCGGTCGGAATTGTCGATTTCTGAGCTAGCAAGTGGGAAGGTTATCTGGCGTAAGGCAAATTGGGGATAAGCGCGGATTAGTAGATAGAAGGCTGCTTGAGCTGTTGCATCTCCTACATTGCGAAGTGTGGTCGATATGGTAGAAGCTAGAAGTCCATATTCAGATATTGACGCTGGGTCGTCATCAGTTACTTCAGCCCCAGAAGTTCCGTAGTTAATTGTGATTGAATTTCTTACATCGCCAGCTCGCTTGATAATTGAAAGTCCAGGACCTATCGAGTGATTGCCGTCTAAATCGACATAGCCGTTAGCAGCTAGATATTCAGATCTATGGGTTGAATCTGCATAGCCAATTTGGCCCTGAGAATCCTCATATAAATAACCAAGACCGCTAGTCGCAAAGCGAGAAGCTAAATTATAAACTGTATCGTCCAAGCCATTCTCAGAGTGAAGCTCATAATCTCCTGGGGTATCTATCTCACCTAGTCCGCTATTTTCTGCATCAAGCCATTGAGTAGTCGGCTCATAAGTGGCCCAAGTTAAAGCTGCTGGCACTTCATTCCATTGATTAAATAAAACTGTGCTAAGTAGCTCCTCAATGCGATCTCCATCAAATTGATGGGCAAAGTTGCCTACATAGACGGCGCGGTTAAGTCTGGCTAAAGCTCCTACGGCGGTTATCTGAATTCTTTGGCTAGTGGCAATTGAGCCAGAGGTTTGAACTGTAATACCTAAATCAGTTATAAAACCGCCAAATAGATTTACATAAGTGGCAGTTGAATCTTGAACCTCAATACTAACCGCGTCATTAATCTCATAAGGAATTGCTGCCTCAGCAGTCTCAATCAAGGTTAAACTGCAATAGCCAGCAAGGGGCTGCGAGTAAATATCATCGCGGCCTGAAGTAATAGTAAGTCCGCTAAGGGTTGCGCTAGTTACTGTAGAGCCATTGACCTTAACTCGATAGACGGGGCTCCAAGCGGTCATAAGATAAGCGCGTCTCCGCCGCCGCCAGTTCTACGGCTACTATTGTTTAGAGCTAAGGCAACTGCTCGGCTAAAGCCTTCTTCATCAATGACCGATGGGGCATTTACATTAATTACCACATTACCGCGCTCTTCAGCTTGTCTAAATCCAGCAACATTAAATGATCCTGCTGGCATATTCTTCAAAAAGTTTTCTTGAGTAACTTGCTCAATTAGAGTCTGAGTTGGCTTGGAAACTGCGACATTGCTGCCACCACCCCCACCACCGCCACCTAAGCCACCAAGCAAGCCACCGCCCGTTGTTGCTTTACCAGCAAGACCAGCTAGTGATTTATCTGTTGCTGAGCCAGCGCTCATTGAATAATTACCAATAGCTCCAGTTTTCTGAGCCCTTACTTGATCGCCAGCATCTTTCAATTTGCCATAAAGAAATGCTGCGCCGCCAATTGTCGCTAAAGCTGCTGATGCTGCAACTATGGAAACGCCGCCCGTTGCGTAAGCCGTTGCAACTCCAGCTGCTCCTGCTGCTGCTGTCTGCCTACCAAAAGCAGCCGTCAGTAATCCAATAGCGCCAATAAAAGCCTGTATGCCAGCAATTATTTTAGTGCTAACAAATATAGTCGTTAATATTGTGCCTAATGCTATTAATTCATCTTTCAATTCAATAACTGTATTAATAAAACCTCTGACTTTTTTACCCCACTCCAAAGCCGTTTTTTGTGATTGAGTTAAAGCTTCATCAAGGCTTCCGTTTCCAGTCAAGCCACTTATAAATGCTTCAAGCGCTGGAATGAAGTTATTTAATATCCAAGCAGTTAAATCTTGCATAACCGGAAGCAAAGCTGCGCCGATAGATTCTTTAGCTTCATCAAGGGCAATCTTGACGCGCTCCATTTGCTTCTGTGTGCTTTGCGCTTCATTCTCAGAGAAGTTGCCAAATGTGCTAGTTAGTTGCTGAAAAGTTGTATCAAAATCCTGCGACTTAAGATCAGCTGCATCAATGCCTAGACCCAACTTGCCAAGGGCTGTGGTATTGCCATCATAAGCTCTACCAAGGGCATTGGTAACTGATTCAAGCGGCTTACCTGTGGCCGCACTTAAATCTAGTGCTAAATTTAGTAGTTTCTGAGCATCTTCAACATCAT